CCGCTGCAACGGCTACCGCGACGCAGACCGCACGTTCCATGTCACTGCATACGAGGGCGAGCCGGGCTACACCACAAACGACCCGGCAAAGCTGGTGTACGTCGAGACGCCGGAGTTTTATTACTTCGACGGCATTGACGGCGACTACGAGGTCATGGCCGTGTCTACCTACCCGGTCCCGGGCTTTGAATTTATGCCCCGCACCTACTCCGCCGCCTACCTCATCGCTATGGAGGGCGAGACCGACAGCAAGAAGCCCACGAGCCGGAGCGGCGTATTCAGCGACTACAACAGCCTGAACGGATGGGCGACTGACATCAAGAAACTGGGCTCCCAGTACACCGGTATGCTGGCGGTCGATAACTACATCGACGGCCTGCTGATGATGATTGAGTTTGGCACGAAAGACACCCAGACTGTCATCATGGGTGCCTGCAGCCTGCCCTATGACAACAATCATGTTGCTCTGGCAGCAGAAACCGGCGTGAACCGCATTCTGCTCACCAAGGCGCAGGCCGCAGGCTATGTTGTCGGCCAGACCGTGAGCCTCGACAGCAACAACTATTACAGCGAGAACGTCGCCAAGAATCGCATCATCACCAAAATCGAGGACAAGAGCACCGACCAGACCTACATCTATTTCGACGGCGCAGCGGTCAACATCCCGGAGGGCTGCCACATCGGCTCCCGCCCGTGGGTGAACGGCGCAGCCGATGTTGTGGCGGCCAGCTCTGGCTCCACTGTGGACAACACGAGCGGCAAATACCCCTTTATTTACCGTGGCAAGGAGAACCCCTATGCAAACGCATGGGTCAATGTGGCGGACGTTCTCGCAACCAGAGAGGGCAGCGAGGGCAACTACAAGTATTACATGAACTACCTGCCTGACCCGACGAAGTACGCAAGAGGCACGGTCTCCTCCGACTATGTGAAGCTGTCCTACGAGATGGCAAAGGATGGCGGGTACGTCAAGGAGCTCGGCAAGGATAAGCGGTATCCGTTCATCCGCATGACGAGCGTTGTTGGCGGCAGTTCGACCACCTACTATGCGGACTATTACTGGCCCGCACAGAGCGCGGTCTGTGCGGTGATTGCTGGCGGCGGCCTCATTGATGGCCGGTACTGCGGTCCTCGTTTCTTCGGCTGCAATGCCCCGTCGTACTCGTACTGGTACCGCCGCGCGCGTCTTTCTTAAAATACCTGACAGCAGGGGATTGGGGGCGGCCAGCCCCCTCTCTTCTTCTGTCTTTTTCTTTCGCTTTTTAACTCCAAACAGGGACTTGGTGTGCTCTGCTCGCGGTGATTGCTGGCGGCAACCTCAATGATGGCCGGAACTACGGTCCTCGTTACTTCAACTGCAACAATGCCCCGTCGAACTCGAACTGGAACCGCCGCGCGCGTCTTTCTTTATGCGTTCCCATAAATTATTGCACACCATTTCGCCGCCCTAGAGGCAGCCGGACCCGGAGAACGGGCCGCCTTGCCACTCGGCAAAAATACGCCACATCAGGTGGGAGCTAGTAGGACCGGACGGGTCTCGAAAACCCTCAAGGCTAAAAGAAAGAGGTGAATGCCTGTTGAAAAGGGCAGGATTCCTGTATGAAAAGCTTCTCGACAGAGAGCTTATCAGGGACGCCATCATAAAGGCATCACGGAAAAAGCGTCGCCGGAGGTCGGTTAGACGCATCCTGAATAATATCGACCATTACGTCGATGAACTCTACACCATGATTGCGAACGAGAGCTTTACGCCCTCACCGTACCGAAGATTCCAAATCAAGGACGGCGCGACGCAAAAGGTGAGAGAAATTTGTTGCCCGAAATTCTACCCCGACCAAATCGTCCACTGGATGATGATACTCGTTCTCGAACCCGTGTTTATGCGCGGGATGTGCGAAACGAACTGCGGCAGCGTCCCCGGGCGCGGCGCGCACTACGGAAAGAAGCACATCGAGAAGTGGTACAAGCTGGACAGGAAGAACACAAAATATTGCGCAAAACTCGACATCCGAAAATTCTACCCATCGTCTAAGGCCCCGGCCGTTATGCAGGAACTGCGGCACGTTATCAAGTGCAAGCGGATGCTGCGGCTGTGTGAGACGGTGCTGAACAGCTCGGACGGCCTGCCGATTGGCAATTACACCTCACAGTGGTTTGCGAACTTCCTTTTGCAGCGGCTCGACCATTTCATCAAGGAAGTGCTCCACATACGGTATTTTGTCCGGTACATGGATGATATGTGTCTCTGGGCATCGAGCAAAAAGCTCCTGCACAGAGCGGTAAAAGCAATCGAGAAGTTTCTTGCGGGTCTCGGCCTTGTGTTAAAGGCCAACTGGCAGATATTCCCGACAGCAGCCCGCGCGGTGGATTTTCTTGGATTCCGATTCTTCCGCGAGAAAACGACCTTGCGAAAGAACCTCGCTCTGCGCTTGAGGCGGAGGGTGAAGAAAACCTACAAGCATACCCAGAAAACAGGCAGAGTGCGAGCGCGGGACGCAGCAGCGGTTATGAGTTACTGCGGATGGCTGAAACACGCACATTGCCACGGCTTTTTCGTGAAGTACGTCAAGCCGTATGTGAACATCAAAAAGCTAAAGGAGGCTATCAGACATGAAGCGAGAATACGCGCACGAACCGCCTATTGTGTCGGTAACGCAGCTCAACCCCGAACAGTGTGAGGTGCTGCTGCACGAGAACATCAACGCGGAGACCCGCACCACGACCGGCGCAAACGGTGAGGAGCAGACCACCGTATACACGGCACAGGAGTACACCCTCATCATCCCGTGGCGGGATGGCATTGAGGACAGCATCAAGGCCAACGTCGCCGCATGGACCGAAATGGCCCGCAAGCAGGAGCTCGAAGAGCTGCTGCCTGAAAAGCTGACCGAGCTGGATAATGCCTGCCGCAAGGCAATCGTCGATGGCTGCTGGGTCGAGCTGGCGGACGGCTCCACCCAGCACTTTGCGCTGACGGAGGCAGACCAGATTAACCTCAACGTCGCACTCGAAGCCGTGAAAGCAGGCGCGGAGGGCTATCCCTATCACGCGGATGGTGAGCTGTGCTGTGTGTTCAGCGCGGCCGACATCAACGCTGTCGCAGCAGCGGCCGTGGCGCACAAGCTCTACCACACCACCTATTTCAACCACGCGAAGCAGTGGGCCACCCGCGCCAAGACGGCAGACGAGCTGGCCGGTATCCACTACGGCGCACAGCTCCCGGAGGACCTTGCGGCCAACATGGCAAAGGTCATCGCCAGTGTATCGGGCCAGTAAGGCCGCCGCGCTGTTCCTGACAGGCGGCACGGCCTACGCACTGCTTGAGACGGTATGGCGCGGTCACACGCACTGGACGATGTTCGTCCTCGGCGGATTCCTTTTCCTGATTCTAGGCGAGATGAACGAGGGCTTGCTCGAATGGGATACCCCGCTCATTTTGCAGGGCATCATCGGTTCAGCCATCGTGACAGGAGCGGAGCTCGTAACCGGGATGATTCTCAACGTCTGGCTCGGCCTCGGCGTTTGGGATTACTCCGGGATGCCGCTCAACTACAAAGGGCAGATTTGCCTCCCGTTTAGCATCCTGTGGATTTTCGTGTCCATCGCGGCCGTCGTCCTCGATGACTGGCTGCGATACTGGCTGTTTGGGGAGGAGCGTCCGCACTACACACTGTTCCGGCGCGGCGAGAGCCGCTGAAAGGAGCCGCCAATGAACCGCGAGGAGAGGCTCGAACAGCTTTTGACGGCCACCGTTAAGCTGCTCGACCGGTGGGAGGAATACTCCCTCGAAACGAACTGCGGGGAGCCGGAGGGCTACGGAGCAGCCCGCGCGGTGGTACACGCAGAATTTTCCGTACTCAAACAGACCGACAAAGGAGACGTCGAGAATGAGCGTAATTACCTTTAAGCCGAACGACCACACGAAAATCACCACAGACTTCGAGCGGTACGAGTTTGCCTGCCCGTGCGGATGCACGGCGCAGATGATTGACCCGGAGCTCGTCCAGAAGATGCAGACCATCCGCACCAAGCTCGGCAAGGCCATCAAGGTTACGTCGGGCTACCGGTGCGTGAAGCACAACGCAGACCCGAAAGTGGGCGGCAGCCGGACAAGCCGCCACCTCTACGGCATTGCGGCCGACTGGCGCACGAGGGACCGGAGCGTAAACCCCGTTGCCCTCGGTATCATCGCGGCTGCACAGGGCTTTGGCGCGGTCGGCATCTACTGGCACGACAAGGCCGCCATTGTCCACACCGACACGCGCGGAGGCAAGGCTACATGGCTTTGCGTCCAGCCCGGTGTGTACCCCAGCACCACCTACAATAAGTTTGTCCTGCCGACCATTGAGCAGGGTTGCGAGGGAGCCGCTAACCGCGCAGCTACGGTTATGCTGCAGCGGCTCCTCGGCATCCCGCACGACGGCAGTTTTGGCCCGGCTACCACAAAGGCACTGATGACGGCCCAGCGTAAGCACGGCCTTGTCCCTGATGGCATTTGCGGCCCCAAGAGCTGGACTGCCCTGTCAGGCGCAGACAAATATCTGTGAGGGAGGAGGTGATACCAGTGGAAACATGGCAAATTCTCGTCACCGTTGGAGTGCCGTCTGGAATCTTTGGCTTTGCTGTCTGGCTGATTGAGCGCAAAATCGAGCAGCACGAGAGAAAGCGGACCGAAGAAGCCAAGAAGCGCGAGAACATTGAAGCCCAGCGCGAAAAGAGCAGAGAGGAGCTGCAAATCTGCATCTATGAAACTTCTCTCGCCGCCATCGCCCTCGGCGAGGCCACCGCAAAGGCAGTTCAGCGCATCCCTGACGCGCACTGCAATGGTGATATGCACGCAGCCTTGGACTACGCCTCTAAGGTCAAACACGCACAGCGGGAAGTCGTTTCCCGCTGCGGAATCAAATCCATTGTCGAATGAGAGGAGAACGCTATTATGAAGTACAATAACAAAGTTTCCGCCGCCACCATCGCCCGTACCGCTGCTCTGCTGCTGGCTCTGGCAAACCAGATTTTGAGCGCGTTCGGCAAGTCTCCGCTGCCCATCGAGAGCAGCACGGTGGAACAGCTCGTCACCACGGGCATCACCACCGTTACGGCCCTGATTAACTGGTGGTACAACAACTCCTTCACGCAGGCCGCTATCGAGGGCGATAAGACCTACGAGAACGTCAAGAACCAGATTCACTAAGGACGCCCCAGCAGCTACCACATAACAGCACGAGCCTCCCGGTATTCCTCGCACAAGAGGGCCGGGAGGCTCTTTTTTTATTGCCGTTTTTTGCAATATCTTCCCCGGAAACGCACTTAAAACAGCATTTCCGGCGCGGTTATTCTCGTAAAAAGACATTTTCGGGACAGAAATGCACTTTTTGATACATTTTCTATCATTTCCGTGGATAACCGCAGAAAAACGGCGCGGAAATACCAGAACGACCCGAAAAGTGGAAAACTGGGTGGAAAAAGTTGATAAAAGGGTCATGCGAGACAACACACGCAGTTGTCCCAAAATACCACGAAAAACAATATAACCGGAGCGGAAATACCGTTTTGAACGCATATCCGCGCGGATATGCACTGAAAGCAGCATTTCCGGGTATTTCCGGCGAAACAATCGACAAAGTAGAGTAGAGTAAAGAAGAGTAGAGTAGAGAATATATTATACTCAGCGATTTTGTAATCGCTGGCGTGAAAGCCGTTGCCATTGTCCCTGTTAGGTGCTATCATAAAAGCACGACCACCAACACAGGACAGGAGGACAACAGTTATGGGTAACACAACTGCGTCCCTCACCCACGAACAACTGTTCGGGGGGGGGGTAACAATCGACGGCGCAGCAGAAATCCAGAGCGAATTGCGCAACCGTAGAGACAAGAAACCGAGCTCCGAACTGAACTTTGCACCGAGCAAGGCGGGCCGCGTGGCTTGCTTTGATGAAAAGCGGTGCTATATTACAGACGGCGAGCTCAAGCCGCTTGCCTACTTCGACGCGGATGCTTATATTGCCGCGTGTGGAATATCGGACGACGGCAGCGTGGCTCTTTTTATGACGGCATACGGCCCGAGCGGAGAGAGCACCATGCTTATTGATGCGAACACCTTTTCGACCATCGCGGCCGGAGCTGTTCGGGTGAGCGCAAATACCGTTCGTGGGATAAACGTGGATTCGGCGCGAAAAAAATTCACCCTGTTCACCGCGAAGAAGCGGGAGACAGGGTGGAGCGAGAAGCTCGGCTTTACATTCGCCCTTGAGCCGACAGCCCCGGCAGACAAGCCGCAGGAGATTCCAGACTACGGCGGCATGAGAACCGCAGAACTCATGGAAATCCCGCATGAGGAGCTTGAGGCCGCTCGGAAAAAGGCAATGGACGAAGTTGATGGCGACGACAGTTGGGAAAAAGAACTCGACGCGAAGAACAGAGCAAAAGCCGGGATTGATGGCCCGGATGCCGAGACGCTGGAACGGAACGCCGAGAGGCTGAAACGGTATGAAGAAAAAACAGACTTGTCACCCTACGAGCTGCTCGAAAAGGCTCAGGGCTGCATTGGTGAGCTGAAAGAGACCTACACGGAGCAGGCGGAACAGAAAGCGGTAGACTATTTGAGCCTGTCAGCCCTGAATCCCAAGATGTCCACATATCAGCTCTCCAATGCCTACAAGGAGCTCGGCCAGATATACGACCAAAACGACCTCAAGCAGAAAGCCCTCGACGCATACCGGGAGGGCCTGCGTCTTAACTCCGGATTGTCCGTGAAGAAACGCATCAAGCAGCTCGAGAAAGAGCTGAACGCATAAAATGACCCGGCAAGTGGCGAAAGCCTCCTGCGGAGACCCGCAAAGCGTCGTGGCGGCTAGGCGGCAAACTTTACGACCAGACCGCAAAAGCCCGAAATCGAGGCCCCGGAGCCGTGCTCGTGACGTTCTACGGCTCAACGCAGGAGAAAGCACTCCGAAAAGCTACCGGCAAACTGCCAGCAAGTTGAAATCAGCCTGCGGGAGACGGCCCACATGGAGGTGATGGAGAGGGCTGCACGGGGACCACGAACAGCCCTCCCGTCACAATGGCTGCTCCGAAACACCCGCAGCGGGAAGAACGGCGCGCGCAAATCCTGTATGCGCGGCAGCGGCCAGCCCACTGGCGGGCATAGGAGGCAAGCATGGAACAGTCTATTTATGAGCTCTACATGGAGCAGGTCAACCCGCAGGACACCCGCGAAATCATGCAGGCAGAGGACACGCTCACCGCGCTGCTCAAGCTGGTGGAAAACCGCGAATTGCGCGACGCCATCGACCGCGCAGCAGGACGCGTTGCCTACCTCCGAGAAGTAGCGGCATTTGAGGCCGGTTACGGCTTTATGCCAGAATAACAAAAAGGGAGGCCCGGCATACCGCCGGACCTCCTAATTCTTTATAGCCCAAGATAATCCTCAATGCTCATGCCGAGCGCAGCAGCGACGGCGTGAATCTGGTAAACATCGCGCGGGACCCGGCGACCGGCCTCCCATTCCTCGAGCGTCCGCAGCGGAACGCCAGAGAGCCGCGACAGCTGGGTGCGGGTCAACCCGCGAGCCTCGCGCAGCCCGGTGATACGGGCGGCAACAGGCGTTAAAGCTGACATCTTGAAATCCCCCTTGAATCTGCTATAATAGAAATGCCGGAGAAGTGAGGCATCTGCAAGCTGTTTCTCACTCCCCCGGCGTTTCAGAACTCTGGCCGCCGTCATCGGCCTTTGTTCTTCATCGGAGAGCCCTGCTTACTTGTTGAGCAGGGCTTTTACTTTTTCCACGGCCTCCTCGAGCGTTTTGCTGTTACGCATAAGCTCAAGAATTTCACGGGTCCGGTTCTCCTTTGCCTCGTCTCGAAGCACCTCGGCGGTATTCATTTCGTCGTCCATGTCGTTTCCTTTCTGGCCTTGCCACCTTACTCATTGAGGAGCGGCCCCCTCAACTGACTATATTATACCACGCGAGCGCGTGGAAAGCAAGAGCAAAATGGCAAAAACTTGAAATATTTTTGCGTACCTGTGAAAGATTTACTGCTCGATGTACCGAAAGAGAAAACCGCCCGCATGGGGTAACTTTCCCTTGCATACCTTTCCGATTGCGCTGTCATCCAGACCGGTAGCACGGGAGGCAGCAGCGATACTCGGATACTCATGTATGACCTGATTTGTCTTGCGGTCAATCTGGCAGACCGGAGCGAGCGTTGAGCCGTGATAGGCCCGGACGCTCCGGCCGTATCCGTCGCCCGGTTCGGGAGCTGTCTTGCCGTTCCACTTTGCGCCGGATGCAAGACCACCGAAAAGAAAACCCTGCATCTCGTAGGCGCGGGACAGACGCCCCAGCAGCGTGTCGAGCTGGTCACGCTGGTTGCGGTCGAGAGACTTGAGGAACGCGTCAATTTCCTTTTCGGCCTCGACGACCTCCTGAATCCCGACGTGCAAAACGTCGTTTTGCTCATACTTCTCATACAACGTCCGATAGACAGCAGCCACGGTACAGGCCTCCTTACATCCCGGCTATAACATCGGCGAGCTCCTCGGGAGAAGCATTCACCCAATCTGCGAGCTCTTTCTTTGTCTCCTCGTAATCTTCCAGCACGACGGCGGCAGCCTCATTCTGCCCGTCGATTGCCCGCCCGGAGGACAGGTCATCCGCAGCGACAAGGCGCAGGATGGCGACGGCGCGCCGGAGGCTCATTTTCTTTCTTCCCATTCTGCGGACACCTCCCCGTCTTTGTAAAAGAGATTTGCACGACGCAGGCGGAACGCCTCAAGAATGAGCGTGAAAGCAGTGTCGCAGGTGGCGTAGACCATCTCGAAACCGGGCATCTCCCATAGACCGGCATTATAGAAATTGGCAGCCAGCTCGACGACGATGCGCTCATTCTGGCTTAAATTGAACGCCTCTTCTGCAGCCGTAAACATCATGTAGTCCTCACCAATGACGGCAATGCGGAGCTCCGGCCAGCGCGTGAGCGCGGAGAGCAGATACAGGGACGCGCCCCAATACGGATTGATGCGCCCGGATTCGGGATTTACGATGTGAGGAATCCGCTGAAGCTCAGACAGGAACGCGGCCTCGTGCTCCGGGCTTTTGTATGTGATATTGATTTCCATGCGAACCTCCTTACATATCGACCGAAACAAAATGATAGGCGTACCAGCAACCGCGACGGCGAAAGAGCCTGACGCGGGTTGTAAAGAACTGACCGGAGCACCCCATGCCGTCATAACGGTCGTCGCGGTAGGCCCGGTGCATATAGAACCATTCGAGAACGCTCTCTTTTGAGAGGGGAGAGAGCTTCTCGGGCAGCTTAACGAGCTCGACGAAAGAATCGAGCTCGTCGCGGATGATGTGGCAATCGGAAACCCGATTGACATATTCTCGGATGTCGCGCTTGAGCTGAGTGACGAACTCCTCGACGCGCTCACTACGCACCGGACCGGGAAACCGCTCGAACATGAGCAGGACATCGTATGCCTCCTTGAGGCTGTCATAATCGTGGATATCGCGGACCATTAGGCTCCCTCCCTTTCTTCCTTTGCCTTGCGGAGCTCCTCGAGAAACTCGGGGAGCCGCTCGAGCTGATACTCCCGGCGCGCGGCCGGAGACAGGCCGTTGAGCCACGCCTCGTGCTTCGCCCGCTCCTGTTCGGCGCAGGCCCGGATGCTGGCGAGAGCATCCGCAGGCGGGTAATCCTCGCCGACGTACCAAGTAATTTTCCCTTCGTTGGAGATGTGGGCGACCATCTTGAAATCGCCGTCCTCCATCACGGCGGAGTTACAGACCGTGACGCCGTTACCAAGACACCCAAGGAACAGCTTGAAGTTTTGAGCAGCCATCAGTAAATCTCCTCCTCAAGCATCTTTTTGCTGAACCGCTCAATCTCCTCGAGAGAGGTCCACTCCGGCTTCTCGTCGTCGGAAAAGCTGTCCCACAGGATGCGCATGGCCTGAATATGATTCTCGACGCAGCAGCCCCAGAGGTACTTGCTGAAACGCGAGCCGCAGCCGAGGAAATACTTGCAGTCCTGAATACAGCGGCTCAAGAGCCTGTAGCGAAACTCGGCATCGGAGCCGACAAGGTCAGTAGCGACGTTGCCGAAATAATGAAATTCCGCGTCGCCAGCGAAGTAGAGCGTGACGCTGGCCTCAAGGCTACGCGGCCAGCCGTCCGGATACGGACGGGTCGAGCCGTCGGAAAAGCGGGTCATCGCGGTTGCAGTCACCCCGATGGCGGCCTCGTTTTCGCGAGGACGGCAGAAGAACGTGCGAATCTGGATACGCTCGCACTCCATGGAACCGGCCTTGCCGATGCGGTCGGGGAACAGGGACATGGCCGGGTCATACCCGGCAGCTTTCAAACGCTCAAGAACGGTCATATCTCTTATGCCTCCATTTCGATGTCGAGCAGCTCCATGCTGCCGTATACACAGTGCTCGGAAATCTCGCGGGCTCTTTTGCGAGCAGAGGGCAGCGAGACGGCCTCAATCTTGCGCTCAGTGACGTAACCGCCATTCTTGAACTGGGGATTGTGGCGGAAGAAAGTTGCCTTGTAGGGCTTCGTTTTCATAGTTGACACTCCTTTGCGGTTTGGCTCCCGCGACCATCTTGCCAAGGACGGCAAAATGGTTTCGGCCCTTGCCACAGGGCCATCATCAGGCGAGCACATCGGAGTAGGCAACCTTTGCAGCCTTGAGGGTTTTGAACATCTCGACGACATTTCCACCGCAGTCGGCGTACACACACCACCGCCAGCAGAAGCGGCCATTGATGCGGACCATGCGTTGCTCGAGGCAGACCTCGTTGTCCTCCCGCACATAGCGGTCATATGCACGGTTGCGAATGTGGATAAACTTCATACGAACCCTCCTTTACTGCGCCTCTGCGACGCTCTCGTAGCCCCAGCAGAAAACCCTGCGACCCATCTTCTCGCAGCGGGATTTCAACTCTCTCGCTGCGCTGTCGGCGGAGCTGATGCTCTTGTAACCGCACTCCACAACAGAACCGGCCGGAACCTTGCTCCCGAACGTGGAGCCGTTCTTTCCGGCGTACATCTTGAACTGATTACCCGTCCAAGGCTCCTCGGCCTTGACGAACCCGAAATACCTTACCTGCGTCATAACGCGCACCTCCTTAATCTCTGTTCTCACGCTTCCACATGAGGAAGTTCTGGTAATCATCTTGACCCATCGAGACCGGCTTGCTCGTGTTGATGAAATCGGGGCAACCGAAGCAGACGAGCTCGTCCGGATTGCTGCGGGTCTGCGTCAGGACCTTGGCCGGGACACCGGTCATCTGGAACTTTTTGGACGGGACGCCCGGAACCTCAATGCGCCGGAGCAGCATATTGAAGTCGTAGTACCAGTCGAGATTCATGTACCGCTCCTCGCTGTCCGTGCCCTCGATTTTCTTGATGTACTCGGCCAGAGCCCCGCGAACATCCAGACGAACCGGAGCGACGCTGTCGTCATAGCTGTCGTAGAGGGTGATGGTCTCGGCCTTGCCGAAACGAACGGTCAGGGCGGCAACGCTGCCGGTGTACTTGTAGAGCTCCATAAAAACCTCCTACCCGAAACGGGTCTTATTGCTTGCTTAACGCCCCTAAAAGGGACACACAAAAGCAAAAAATTAAGCGACCTCAACCATACCGGCCAGACCGTAGAGGAGCTCGTGGTCCTCAAAGGAGATGCGCTCTTCCTCGAATGCACGGTCAATCTGCCAGTAGCACTCGTCGCGGTCGTTCTCGGTCTTGATGGCGGCAATGGATTTCACGATTTTCTTGAACATCTTGAGCACCTCCATTAACCGGCGTAAGCGAGAACACAAAGGAAGTTGTCCTTCTGGGATGCTCTCTCGACAAACTTGTCGCGGGCGGCAGCAGTCTTGAAAGCCTTGCGCTTGGTGACGACTTCGTCGCGCTTGTTTACTTCCTGATAGGTCACTTCAAACATCTTTTTGTCCTCCTACCCGTTTTGGGTCATAGCGTTTTCTTGTACCCTTATTATAGACCCTAAAAGGGACAATGTCAAGTAAAATCTGGCAATTTGTGGCAAAAAGTTTTCAAGAATGACGCTTTTTGCGGCATTATGCACGAAACGGCGGCAGAACAGAAAGAAAGCAGGAGTCCGGAGGCCCCTGCTGATATAGTTATCCTGTTTATCCTAATGAAGATAAGCTCTGCAATTCCAGCAATAATGACTATACAGCCACTCAGGATACTGAGTATGGCTAAACAGGATAACTATAAGAAAGAGAGGACCGAAACGACCCTCTCTTTTCATTTTTCGGATTTTGGGATGCGCGGGTATATCTCGATTGTGAAACCATCAGGACTTTTTTTACGCTTCTCGTTTAGCTTCTGGTAGACGACCTTTTCGAGCACCTCTTTTAGGAGAGCGTTTTTCTCCTCAGCCGTTTCGAGCAGCGGGTACACGTCGAGCAAATTCTTAACCTTAGGGATGATGTCACGGCGGCTGGTCTCCCGGAGCTTCTCCTCGGTCAACTCACGGGAGCAGCGGGTGACGCTATCCTTTGCGGCGGCGATTTTGTCGGAGAGCATTCGGGAACGGGACAGAAAGGTATCTGTGTCGTAGATGCCCTGCTCGAGGAAGTCGTGAGTGCGTTCGAGCTGCTGCTGCAATTTGCGGAGCTCGGCCTCCGCGCTGGCGAGAGCTTTTTCCCGGACACCGACCGACGACACGGAGGACGACGCGGCAGCAGAGCTCCACTCGAGCTCATAACCTTTCATCCACTCGGAGAGGCCCTGCATGACGCGCTCCTCGACGATAGGGAGATAGCTCGAGCAATTCGGGCAGCCGCGACGAGGACAGCGCACGACCGGCATATCTGGATGGACGGGGTTTATCATCCGCATCATCTGCCTGCCGCACTCGGAGCAGACGAGCAGACCGGCCAGAGGATTCCGGACGACCCTTTCTTTGTGCGTGGAAGTATTCTCGCTCCGGGCGAGCTTATCGTTTGCGAGCTCAAATGTTTCCTTCGGAACGAGCGGAGGATGAATGCCTTTGAATACGCACTCTTTCTCTGGGTCGGCGGGACCGCGCACAGAAACGACCTTGCCGTCAACCACTTTCTTCTTCGTCTCACGACTGCCCCAGCGCACCATGCCGATGTACGTCGGATTCTTGATAATTCCGCGAATGGTGATTCTTGCCCATTGCGAACCGGACGGAGACGGGATGTGCATATCGTTGAGCCTCGTGGCGATTGAACCCAAAGACAGCGGGCGAGCGGAACCATCCTCGTCCTGCAAACCGACCGTGTACAGGTCGAAAATCATACGAACTATTGCAGCCTGCTCCTCGATGGGCTCGAGTGAGCAGCCCTTTTCGTTTTTGAGCTTTACCCGACGATAACCAAAGGGAGCCAGACCGGACGGCCACTTACCCTCTTTGGCAGAGGCGAGACGACCACGCTGCAACCGGCGGTTGATAATCTTGTACTCGCGGCGGCTCATAAACAAACCGAACTCGAAATACTCCTCGTCAAACTCGTTGTCGGGGTCATACGTTTTTATAGGGGTTATTATTTTTGTCCCGGAGAACTTGAATGTCTGCGCGATGATGCCTTGGTCGATGGTGTCGCCGCGCGCCAGACGCTCGACCTCCATGACGAGGACGCCGGACCAGACGCCCTGCTCAACCTCGGAGAGAACCCGTTGCATCATTGGGCGGGCAGCGATGGTGTCACCAGAGACGACCTCACGGTAAATATCGGTCACGTTGAGATGCTGCCTTTTCGCCAGCTCGAGCAGAGTGTGCTCGTGCCGGGAGAGCGTTTCGCCCTCGCCGTGCGCTTCGGCCTCGAGGTCGGAACGAGACTTGCGCAGGTATATGAGATACTGCTCCATGATGACCTCCAAACAAAAAAGGCCCGCGCCGGAGCGCAGGCCAATAGGTTACTTGTTGCTGTCTTTTAAGGCCGCAACATCGGCCTGCAAGAGGCTATCCAGAATAGAGGCGGTCTTGGCCTTGAGCGTGTTCTGCTTCTCCATAATCTGCGGGAAAGCATCTGCCAGGTCTCCCCCGCAATCAGCGAGGATGCTCTTTATCTCGCCGCGTCCGGCTTGTAGCTCGGAGAATAGCTCGCGGTACAGGGCCAGCTCTGCTGCGTTCTGCGCGTTCATGCACCGGGAGAGCAGCACATAGACCGAATCGAACGTCGAGGAGACGACGGCGCGGAGCTCTTTCGAGAGGGCGTCATATCTGCGCTTGAAGTTTGCGTTGTCCTGACGGAACGCCTCGTTACCGTGGGCGCGCTCATCCTCGCGGCCCAGCAGATAGTCAGTGGTTACCCCGAAATAGTCCGCCATCTGGCAGAGCAGGGCGAAATCTGGCTCTTTGCCCTCGGTCTCGTAGCCGGAGACCGTAGTGCGCTGCTTGCCGCAGAGGCGGGCAAACTCTGCCTGCGTCAAATCTTTCTCCTTGCGGAGCGCGACCAACCGTTCAGAAAACTTATCCATACAGACGTACCTCCCTAAGACTTTTATATTGTATCACAAAAATCCCCTCACGGGGACAAATGACGCTAACTGCGTCATAAATAGCAAAAAATTTTTGAAAAAACTTGACTTTGACCCAATTAGGGACTATAATAAACCACAGAAAGACCCCAAAAGGGTCACACAGAAAGGAGGAGACAGGCGGAATGCGGAAAAAGCTGCAAACGCTCCGAGAGGGCGCAGGCTATACCCAGCAGACTTTCAGCGAGCGACTTGGCGTGAGCCGGAGCCACTACGCACAGATTGAGAGCGGAGACAAGAATCCGTCCCTCAAGCTGAGCCTGAAAATCAAGCAGGCCCTCGGCTATCCCTACGACGACCTTTTTTTTAACCCGAAGCGACCCGTTTCGCGTCATTAACACGAAACGATGACGCCAAAAGCAAACATTTGGCGTTTCCTTGTAAATATTTTAACCGAAAGGAGGCACGGAATAAATGCCTAAAATGGCAACGAAAGCCGCAGATAACGTGTTCTACAAGGCACGAATCGCAGCGGCATCGTGGAACGACCGGCTAGGCAGCAGAGAGGGTGCGTCAGAGGTGACCGGCATCGACCGGACGCGGCTCGCCAACATCGAGCTCGGAACCATCAACCCGCACCCGGAGGAGGTCCTGATGCTGTCGGACACCTACAACGCGCCGGAGTTGCAAAACCATTTCTGCTCGCACCTCTGCCCGCTCGGCATCGGGACAATTTCACCGATTGAGCTGGAAGAGCTCGAGCGGGTCACATTGCAGCTCATTTCGGCAATGAAGTCGTTGCCGGAGGTCAAGGACGGAATCATCGACATTGCGGCCGACGGCGTCATCGACGCGAAAGAAAAGCCGCGCATGGAACAGTACCTTGAAGTCCTCGACGAGATAACGAACAAGGCACAGACCTTGAAGCTCATTTACAGAAAGCAATTCGGAAAACAGGAGGTGTAAAAAGTGTTGGAGGCGAAGCAGAGCGGGAACGTCGTGGAGGACTTCACCATCGGGAACACCCGAATCAAGATTTGCGACGACTTCTGCCGGACCCGGACGAGCGGAGAGGTCAAAGAAATTCTCAACCGCGTCGCACGGAGGACGGTCGGCTCGCTCACGGCAGCCGCCACACCTGATTATGGATGCGCTTAAAAGAAAGATGGAGATTGCGGCCGTTGCATTTTTCTGCACAGTCACCGCACTCATTGCGGCTTGCTCCTGCGCGACGACGGCCGCAGCAAACCTCGCACAGCAGACAGCGGCAGCACCGGCAACGGAATATGTGACGCTCGCCTACATGGAGGTGCAGCCAGAGGCCGAACAGGAGCCGGAGCTCCTCTACGACGTGCCCATGAGCGACGAGCTGCAACGGTACATCCGGGAGCAGGCGGAGCGGCAGGACGTCCCATTTGAAATCGCCCTCGCCGTCATCGAGCGGGAGAGCAGCTACCAGCCGGATGCGGTCAGCGACACCGGAGACTTCGGCCTCATGCAGATTAACATCTGCAATCACCGCTGGCTCTACGAGGAGCTCGGAATTACGGATGTGATGGACCCGGAGCAGAACATCGAGGCTGGCCTATACATCCTCGGGCAGGCGTTCCAAAAGTACGACGACCCGGACAAGGCTCTCATGGCCTACAACATGGGCGACAGCGGCATGAAATCAGCGTGGAGCAAGGGCCAGCACAGCAGCAAATACAGCCGCGCAGTCATTGAGACGGCGCAGGCCCTCAAGAGAAAGGAGCACTAAATGAACTGGAAGATTCACAGAGCGATTCTCATTGCGGCCATCTGGATTGCAGAGGTCCTCTCGGCCGGTATCTGCGGATTCATCGCCGCGCTGGCACTCATTCCGGCCAGCTACGCCGCACGCGGCTACTTCGCCTTTGGTGGCGAGTGGCTTATCGTGCTCGGCGTCACGCTGCTTGCGTTCCACGTCATCAACAACGCATTCTTCAAGATGCTCAAGGACCACTGAAAGGAGGTGAACCACATGGCTGAACAGAACCTTTTCTGCCTCTGCGGCAGATGCTCGCGCAAGCTGCGCAGCGCGGCTGCCCGTCGCGTCGGTATGGGCTCGACCTGCTGCCGCAAGGAGACGGGCAAGACCATCACCCAGTTGCTCAAGGAGCTGGACGAGCAGGAGGCCGCAGCAGCGGCAGAGCAGCAGGAGCCGGATACACAGGCATAAAAAAAGAGCCGCGCTCGAAAGCGCGACCCTCTTGTCGGACAAGCCTATTGTATCTCGCTCCACATCAAAAGTCAACAGGAGCGTGAACCATGAACGAACAAAACAAACACGCTGCGCTCACCATTGCACAGCAGTACCCGCCCGCGCAGTACAACCTCCTCGTCCCGATGCAGACCGTGACGGAGATTGCCGACATCCAAAAGCCGGTGATGAACTCCGTGAAAATCAGCACCGACCTCAATGACGGCGAAATTTATGAGATGGAGAAAGCCAAGGACGAGTGGCGCGACAGCAAGGGGTACGTCCACAAAGCGACCCCGGCCAAGTACGCCCTCACCAAAAAGGGTCTCACCAAGCTCATGCGAGCCGCAGGCATCAAGATTCTTTCCAGCCGCCCGGTCGTCCCGTCCACCTGCCAGAAGTGCGCGGAGGTCAACCGCAGCATCGGAAAGCCGATTCGCTGCGGAGGCTGCCCCAACAAGGACGTCAAGCACGAGGTCCGAATCAGCGTCCCGCAGCTCACCGGCGAGAACGTCACCATCGTCGCCCATAAGGAAATTGCGGTGGATGATGTAACGGCCGGGATGACGGAGAAGCAGCGGGCAGAATTTATGAAGTTCCGCAGCGAGATGTGCGAGAGCAAGGCTCTCAACCGCGCCCTCCGCACCGCGATGCAGATTAAGTCCAGTTACCTTATCGAGGAGTTCGGAAAGCCCTTTGTTGTGGCTTACCTCGTCCCGAACCTTGACAATCCGACCGTCCGTGAGGAGGCGGTAAAGTCCATGTTTGGCGCGGCGAATGACCTGTACGGCAGCCGCCCGAAAACCAGCCACACGGTCTATGTGGACGATGACGACGACGGCTATGTGCAGCCGGAGCCGGATTTTGAGGTCGGACAGGAGCAGCCCCAGCAGGAGCAGCAGCCCGAGAGACCGGCGCAGCGGCCTCGCCAGCAGCAGCCCACGCCGAGCAACCGACAGCAGGGCCGGAACGGCGACAGCGAGTTCTGCGCGGACTGCGGTAAGCAGGTCGGCCTCGACGTAGCAGAGTACAGCCGCAAGCATTTCGGCGGAGTGGCTTATTGCCGCGACTGCCAGAGAAACCATACATGGAGGAAATGATTATGATGATTCTTTCGCAGGACGGCATGGTCGCCGTCAATTCGGACAACGTGGCAATGTTTGAGGTCAAGGAGACTGAAACAATCCCTCACGAGGCACAGCTCATGGCGACCATCTTTATTTCCGGCGGCGGACGTTACACCAACGCCGAGCGCACCTGCTGCCCTATCGGGACGTTCCGCAGCCCGGACCGCACCGAGCTCGCAAAGCTCGCGCTGGACTACATTTCGTTCAGCATCAGCTCTGGCCACAAGGTCTACGCGCAGGTTCCGACCGAAGATGAAATGAGGAATATTCAGTGCGCGAAGTCTCGTGCGGATGCAGCGCGGCGCGGCAAGCTCGACGACATCATCAAAGAGCTGCTCAGGGAGGATATGTGATGCTGAAAGTATTGCACACCGGAGACTGGCACATCGGCAGTTTCCCCGGGCCAGAGGTCGGCGGACAGAATGCCCGTTTTCAGGACATCTGCCGCTGCCTTGATTTTCAGGCGATGTACGCGGAGGAGCACCGGCCGGACCTTATCGTCGTCTCTGGCGACATTTTCCATCAGGCCCGCGTATGGTCGGACAGAGGTCTCCGCGAGAGCCGGACAGCCATAGACCACATCCGGCGGCTTTCCAACGTGGCCCCGACCGTCGTGTTGCGTGGCACTCCGAACCACGACAGCGAGGAGCAGTTCGAGATGCTGACGACGGCTTTTTACGGCGATGATTCGGTCAGCGTCGTAACGGAGCCGGAGGTGATCCACATCCACACCTACCACGGGCAGCGCGTAGATGTGGCGTGTATTCCGGGCTTTGACCGTGGCGTACACCGGGCAGCGCACCCGGGCCTCTCTCGAGAGGAGGAAACGCAGGTGTTCACGGACGAGCTGGCAAAGGTCGTTCTCGGCCTGAAAGCACAGTGCGAGCCCGGTGTGACGAGCATCCTGTCTACGCACTTCACTGTCCCGGGATGCAACATGGAGAGCGGCCAGACCGCGCTATTTGCACAGTTTGAGCCCGTCATCTACCCAGACACCCTGAAAGCTGCAGACTTTGACCTCGTAGCACTCGGCCACATCCACCGGCCGCAGCAGCTCCCGGAGGCAGGCCGTGCAGTGTTCTACTGCGGCAGCATTACAGGCCTCAACTTCAACGACGAGGGCCAGCCGCGAGGCTTTTACATCCACGACATCGACGACGACGGGGAGGCATGGAGTGAGTACATCGAAACGCCCTACCGGGAGTTCGAGACCATCCGCCTCAACGAGGACGATGTCTGCACAATGTTGAGCGCGGAGCGGGTCGTTGTACCTGACCGCCTCAAGGGAAAAATCGTCCGCGTTCTCTACACCTGTTCGGACGAAACAAACAAGGCTTTCAACAAAGCTGTCCTTGAGAAAAGGCTCTATGACGGTGGTGTGTTCTATGTCTCCGAAATCACGCCGGAGGAAATCACGACAAGCGTGAACCGCGACGAGCTCCATGGCGACAACAGCCCGGAGCAGAACCTCGCCGAGTACCTCGCCGAAAAGGAAAAGAGCCCGGAGGACGCCCAGCGCATAATCGAGCTGGCCCGCCCGATTATCTCGGAGGCAATGGAAAAAGGCCGCCTTGAGACCCCGACCGGCTTGTTTATGCCGGTGGAAATAGAGGTCAAGAACTACCGCAACTACCGCGACGAACTGTTCAGCTACGACGGCATTTCCTTTGCAACCATCAACGGCGAGAACGGCGCAGGCAAGTCCAGCCTGTTCATGGACGCCATGCTGGACGCCCTTTTCGAGGAGCCCCGGGAGGGCGACCTCACTGGCTGGATTTGCAACGACCCGGATGCCCGCAGCGGTTCCATCAAGTTCACGTTTTACCTCGGCACCAAGCTGTATCGCGTGACACGCACCCGCACAAAGAGCGGCAAGGCGACGCTGAATCTCTCCGAGTATGTGGACGAGAGCTGGCAGAACCGCAGCGCGGAGAAATACCGCGATACGCAGGCCATCATCGAGAACACCATCGGCATGGACAGCCTGACGCTCAAGGCGACCGGCCTTATCATGCAGGACCAGTACGGCCTCTTTTTGCAGGCCGACAAGGCGGACCGCATGGCAATTCTCGGCAACATCCTCGGCCTCGGCATTTATGACCGCATGGAGAGCATGGCGGCCAACCGGGCAGCAGACGCCAACCGGGAGCTCCGGCGCGTCGCGGATTTGCAGGAGGAGACCGGGCGGACGATGCCGGACAAGGCAACGGTCGAGGCGGCCATGAACAAGACGGCCGTCGAAAAGGCCAGCGCGGTAGCAGACAGGGCCATCCACACAAAGGCCATGAGCGAGGCGCAGACAAAGCTCGACATTGCCAAGCAGGCACAGAAGCGGTCGGAAAAACTCGCCAGCGAGCTCGGCTCTTGGATTGCGGAGAAGAACGCGAACGCCAGCGCGCAGGCTGTTTGCAGAGCGCAGATTTCCGATGCGCAGGCTCTCCTCGATAAGCGCGAGGAGGTAGAGGCAGGCAGCCAGAGTTACGGAAAACTTTCCGCACGGCGGGAGGAGCTGCTGGGAACGGCGGCCCTGATTCAGCCCAAGGAAGAAAAGCTGCGGGACGTTATGGCCGCGCTCTCTGCCCAGCGGAAAAAGAAAGGCAGTCTCGAGGCCGAAAAACTTTCTGCACAGGCAACGTGTTGGAGCTATGAGCAGGCCCTCGCGGACTATGACGAGCTCGAGCGGAAAGCGGCAGACCTCGCAGGAGCGAGCGAACGGCTCACCGCGCTGGAAGAACAGGACGAGCAGTATCTCGCAGCAGACCAAGAGGCCATGAAGCTGCTCCAAACCAAGAACGCAGAAACCGCGCGGATACAGTCTTGGCTCGACATAAAAGAGAACGAGGTCACACATATCCGCTCCCGGGCCATCATGCTCGAGACCTGCGGCTGCCCGGTCGAGAACCCGGAATGCCGTTTCCTGCAGGATGCAGTGGAGGCGAAAAAGAAACTGCCTGCGGCCGAGACGGAACTGGAAACCTACCGGCAGCAGGCCGAGGAGCGCGCCGAGCAGCTCGACGCTGAGTATCAGGCCGCAAAGAAAAAGGCAACGGGCCTCAACTGCCGCAAGGATTTGCAGGCCCAGCGTTTCCTCGTTGCAGACCTGCGGAAAGCCTCGGAGCGGTTCGCAAAGCTGGCGGCGCAGAAAGAACGCCTCGCGGAAGTTAAAGAGCGCATCAAGGCCATCGACGAGGAGCTTGAAACCATTCCGGCCAATATCGAGAGCCTCGAGGCAGACCGTTTCGTCGTTGAGGACGAGCTGAAAAAGCTCCGGCAGAACGCAGCGGAGCTCGCCAGCATTGAGGCGCAGCTTTCGGACGTTAAGAAATACATCGAGCTGGAAAAGCTGCTCCCGGCAGCGGAGGCTAAAAAGAGCGCAGCGCAGACCCGCCTCACGGAGCTCCTGACCTACGCAGAAAAGACCCGGACGGCGATTGATGGCATCAATGCGGAGATTCTGACCCTCGCAAAGGCGCAGGCTGATGTTGACGAACTCAAGGAGCAGTACGCGGAGGCGGATGCAGCCCTCACGGTGGACAATATCCGCATTGAAGAGCTGGACCGGCAGGCCGGACACAGCCGCAGGCAGATGGAAGAAATCGAGACGGCAGAGGCAAAGCTCGAAGTCCTTCGCCGTCAGGCGACGGAACAGGGCCAGCTTGCAGCGGGCTATGAGGAGCTCAAGCGGGCTTTCTCTCAGGACGGTATTCCGCATAACATCGTCCGCAGCATCGTCCCGCTGTTCGAGGCGACCGCGACGAGCATCATCAGCCAGATGTCAGGCGGCCACATGAGCATTGAGATGCGCATGGAAAAGACCCTCAAGAGCAACAGCAAGAAAGAGGTCACCGCGCTGGACATCATCGTAAACGACGCGGCGACCGGAGCTCTGCCCTATATGAGCCGTTCCGGCGGCGAGCGCGTTAAGGCGGCCCTCTCGGTCATCCTTGCGCTGGCAGAGCTCAAGAGCAGCACCGCAGGAGTGCAGCTCGGATTCCTGTTTATCGACGAGCCGCCGTTCCTCGACGACAAGGGTGTACAGGCCTACTGCGACGCCCTCGAGGCCATCCAGAAACGGTATTCCTCGCTCAAGATTATGGCTATCACTCACGACCCGGAGATGAAAGCCCGTTTCCCGCAGGCCGTTGACGTTGTAAAGACGGCGGAGGGCAGCAAGGTCATCTACTCTTGAAATCACCAGCAGAAAGGAGGTGCGAGACTTGGGAAGAAGCAACAGGCAGACCGCCGACTACTTCCCCCATTACGTCGGGGAAAAGAGCCGGACAAAGTTCATCCTTGAAAAGAACTGGGGAAACGACGGGTATGCCTTTTGGTTTAAGCTGCTCGAACTTCTTTGCGCGGCAGACGGCCAGTATTACGACTGCTGGGACAAGATGGGATGGGAGTACCTACTCGCCGTCACCGGAGTTACAGCCGAAACGGCGGAGGCCATCCTGAACACGCTCGCCTCCATGGGAAAGGTGGACAAAGAGCTGTGGGAGAGCTGCCGCGTCATTTGGGTGCAGTCTCTCCTTGAGAACCTCCGCCAGCTTTACTCAAAGCGCACCGCAGCACCGACGAAACCGTCGGTCGATAACTTTCCCGGCCGCAGGGCGGAAAGCCCTGCACAGGAGCCTGCAGCGGCCACAGAGGCGGAGGGAACGCCACCGGCCGTACCGGAGCCCACGCCGGAGGAGCACGACAAACCGAAAGCTCCCCGGCGTAAAGCCGGGAGCCTCTCGGCAGAGCAGGCCGAACGGTTTGACCGCTTCTACGCGGCCTACCCGAAAAAGGTGGACCGGGCCACGGCAGAGCGGGCGTGGGCCAAAATCAACCCGGAGCCGGACGACGCGGCGACCGACAGAATCATCGCGGCGGTTGAGGCCGCAAAGAAATATGACAGCCGGTTCCGGGAGCGGCAATTCACGCCAAACCCGGCAAGCTGGCTTAATGCAAAAGGCTACATGAACGACTACACAGGAGGTGAGCAGCGTGGAAACGATGACGGCTATGCTGGATTCACTCCGTCCGGCGGATTCGGCTCGTTCGGCTGAGACCACACAGCACCGACGGCCGACAAGCAAGGATATTCTGGCTGGTGGTTACAACTGCCAGCGCGAAATCCCGGAGCCGGTCGAGTGCGAGTTCTGCGGCCGGAAACTGTACCACGAGGCCCTCGTGATGGGCCGAACGGTCCTCATGTTTGCCCCGTTCCCGCAGAGATGCACCTGTGAACAGGCAAAAGCCAAATGGGCGGAGGCGGACGCAGAGGAGGCCAGACAAAAGGCGGAGGCCGAGAAAGAGGCGGCGCAGGCCAAACGGCGCGCCAAAATCGAGAGGCTGCTCGGCAGGAGCGGCATCAAGAAACGCTTCCAGCAGCGGACGTTCGCCAACTTCATCCGGGACACCCCGGAGCGGCGGCGGTGCTACGACACGGCCAAAACCTATGCAGACAGCTTTCCACAGCGCGCAGAGCGTGGCGAGGGCCTCTACATAGAGGGAACATACGGAACCGGCAAAACGCACCTCGCGGCCGCCATCGCCTTGCAGCTCATAGGATGCGGCGTCCCGGTCGTCTGCAAGACGTCCGGCGACCTGCTGGCCGACATCAAGGAGGCTTTCGACAACAGCGACGCCACCGAGTACGAGATACTCAAAGCGTACAAAACGGTCGATTTGCTCATTGTGGACGACCTCGGGAAAGAGCAATGTACCGATTGGAGCGTGAGCACCCTCTACTCCATCCTGAACGACCGGTACGAGGATATGAAGCCGACCATCATCACGACGAACTACAACGCCGACGAGCTGGTGCGAGCACTGACCCCGAAAGGCGGAGACGGCACAAAAGCCCGGGCCATCATAAGCCGCCTGCGGGAGGTCTCAACGGTCATCACGATGGCGTGGCCCGATTATAGAACAGGAGGCAGCAGACGTTGAAGTACATGAAATTAACTGACGAGCAAAAAGAACGGCATCCATCAATCCATTATACCGGCAGCGTCCGAGGCATGAAAAAGCTCGGATATTGGGGCAAACATGATGTATGCGTTCGGTGCGGTCAGTACATCTACAACATCTCTATTTGGCTGGACCCGAACCGCTCGAATAAGACCGAAAGGCCAAAAGAGGAGCTGCCGCAGGCGTATTTGGATATTCTCGAGAAACGTGAATGGAGCGTTTGCGATTATACGGACGACGGCCGCGTTGAGCTCGAGTGGTATTCACCGGCCGGAGAGGACTTCATTGTCTGCGTGAAAGTCGAGAACTTCCCGGACGAGGTTTTGGACTACTCCGACAGCTTTGACGTGGACGAGCATATTGCGATGTGGATAGAGGCAAAGCAGAACGGCACACAGGGCGTCCCGTGCGCGCGGCAGATTGTCCACGATGCAGAGGAAATCGAAAAAGAACTTGACGAGCTCGCATTTGAATTACAGGAGGCAGAAAGAAAATTATGGCTTACAGGTATTACAGCACCCTCCGCCCGCTGATGGTGGGCGGCATCCCGTTCCCGAAACAGCCCGGAGAGAGCATTACCACAATCGTCAACTTCGAGGAGGGGCGGACGTACTGCAAGGACATCGACCGGCCCGCGTGGGGTTACATCGAGTACACGGCCCCGCTTGACCAGCAGCAGGTCTCTGATTACGAGCTTGTGCAGGCTCCGCAGGAGGCCGACCATGAGTGAAGTGAAAATCAAAGAGCTGGACAAGAGCCTCATTCATCAGGCGAACAGCAACAGCATGAGCGGCAAGCGCGGCGACATTTCGGCACACGAGTACGAGGTATACTGCCAGAAAGTTATGAGCTGGAACATCCCGGACAGCCGCAAGCAGAAAATCGTGGACCAGATTTATGCCAAGTGGAGCGAGCAGCTCCGGCACGAGGCAGCCCATGTGAGCGTCGCCGTCGCAGGACCGGCGCGGTACAACGCAAAGAAGCTGGACCACAGCGACACCATTCTCCGCCTTTCCTCTGAGTTCGTGGAGTGGTTCAACGGCCTGCAGGAGCAAGTCTGGCAGGGCCGCATCGAGGACAAGGACGCAAAGGAGATTGCGCGACTGGTCGATGACATCAAATTCTGCATCGAGCGGCCGACGCTTAATCCTACCGAGAGCCTGTGCGAGCTCGCCAACAAGGACCCGGAGCTCTTCATGGAGTATTACGAGAAGCTCCATGAAAAGTACCGCTGGCGCAAGAACAGCGTCATCGCCAAGCTCTACGCGGCCGGGAAAGAGGGCAAACTCGCAAAGCTGAACCGGCAGAAGTTTTTCGAGGACGAGAATCTCGTCGCCTACACGATGGGCGACCGGGCGTACATCAAGTTCGTTATGAAGCCCCGGCAGCAGCTTATTGTGGCACTCAAGAGCCGGAAATGGTGGTGGAACAGTAACGAGGAGGCGTGGAGCACATACCTCAACAAGCTGGACAAAGAGTGGGTGCAGAGCATCAGCACCCGGTACGCTGATTATGTTTGAGGAGGACGTCATGAAGCGACTTATGATTATCGGCCTGTGGCCGGACGACGCGGTCAATTATTGCACCGAGAAATGCGACTGCCGCAGGTACGCATTCGACCGGATACTTTACCACAGGGGAGGACGAGCTGCCCGCGAGCGCATCTGCATCCCGGTAGTGGACAGGAGCGGAGCGGTAACGACGTACCTCGACCTGCCCGTAACGCTCCTTGAGGCGGGCGTCGTTTATCTCCGCCTCGACGACGGCAGCGACATTTTTTTGAGTAACACACAGATGGCGTTAATTGCCAACGAAGTCGAGAGGCAGCGCGCAGAGTGCGCAGGAACCGGCCTCAAGACGCTCGGGAAATGGTTTGAGAGCGGCCTCCCGACCGCAGAGGACTATCTCGAACCGGGCGACAAGGTAGACGAGGACCTGATTGGCTACTTTCTTGACGTCTTACCGCCACGCACAAACCGCGCAGGCCTGTTGCAGGTGGGCGGAGAAATCAGCACCGCAAAGGATGTCAACGGACGCTGGCAGCCGACCTACCTTACGTTCAAGCGACAGGGCGGCACATGGCGGTACGCAGGACGGTGTTTTGAGGGCTCTGCGGAGCCAGTTCAGAAGTACCAGTCCTCGCTAGAGAGGATGATGCTTACACGCTGTAAGCTACTGGGAGTTGTAGCGCAGGAGGTTGAAGCCTGATGGACTACAAGGACAAAATCCGAAAGCTCCTCGCCCTCGCAAAGAGCCCGGAACCGGAGGAGGCGAAGTTCGCCCTGCTCAAGGCCCGCAAGCTCATGGCGGAGCACAAGCTCAGCGAGCGGGACCTCGAGGAACGGAACACTACGGTCATAAAACGGGCCATCCGCGAGACGTTTTCCAAGAAAGCAAACTCGTGGATGGACCCGCTCTCAATCGTTATTGGAGAAAACTACTGCTGCTCGGCGTTTCGATGCAAAATTAGCGCAAAAACAACCGTTTGGCACGTCGGATTCATCGGCTTGGAGGGCGATATTGAAATCTGCGTAAAGATATTCCGGTATGCGGTCCGGTGCATTAAATCGGAGCAGAAGAAGCTCCGCAAACAGCACCGGGACTATTACACACCGCAGGAAATTGCAAAAATCTGTGATTCCTACGGCTATGGGTTCGCCAGAGGCGTATACGAGGCGTTCACAAGACAGAATGAGGAAAATCAAGAATACGGCCTTGTGCTGAAAGTTCCGAAAGAAGTTAAAGACGAGCTCGAAAAGATTGGACCGCCGAAAGAGTTCAAAAAGACGCCCCAGCCAAAGACTGTTGGAGAGCTCGACGCAGCATGGCGCGGCATAGAGGACGGCAGGAAATTCGACCCGTCAAACAAGCTGGAAGAAAAGAAACAGGAGGCATAACCAACATGGCAAGTACGAAGTTTGAAGTCTCGATGGAAATTTTCAAGTTTCAGGGAGAACCGGATGTGAGCGTCACGCTGACCGGCAAGAGCCCCACAGAGCTCGAGACCGCACTCAAAACGCTCGAGACCATCGCCAAGACCACGACGCTGTACGACGGCAACAGCGCACCGGAGGCGGAAAAGAACGTCCCCAACGAGCCGCAGCAGGCAGCCCCGGTAGTTTCCTCGGCTGATAAGAAAGCCCCCGAGAAGCCGGTAAGCTGGCTTACGCCCGTCGGCGCAAAGGGGCTCATGCTCCTGCGCTGCCCGAAATGCAAGAGCGAGTTTGTACAGTTCTTGCGCGAACCGCAAACGACCAACGAGTGCCGGAAGTGCGGCGCGAAAATCCCGCTGGACGCGCTGGCACGGTTCGAGTTCACCTGCCCGGCCTGCAAGAAAGTGAGCTACGGCCGGACGAACATCGAGGATGCAGAAATCACAAACCAGAAATTCTCCTGCGTCTGCGGCCGGAGCATACCGAAGCTCACGTGGAACCCGGCCAAGCGTTGCTATACGGCGTAAGGAGGGCTGGATGATGAAAGCACTGACCCACAACATCCAGCAGGAGCGCGAGGACCAGCGCGACCGCTCCGCCCAGCTCTTTATGTGGTGCATCGTCGTCTCCATGCACCAAGACGACGGTATTGGCGCATCACGCCTCCTGCGGGCGTGTAACGAGATGGACGCTTTTGAGAAAAAATACCAGACGGCCATCCTATACGGCAGCAGCAAGAACGCAACGGACGCCATGAGGGAGAACCTCAAAGGCATCTGTGATTTTGAGGTCCGGCTGCCGGTTGACCGAGCTCCGAGAGGACGCCGGGAGGAGCAGCTCCGCATGGCAAGCAATCAGGGCGCAGAAATCGCGTGGCTTGTTATGGCGGCCACCTGTCACGAGACGTTCGGCTACGGGAGAGACCGGCTGGCGCGCCTCAAGCAGAACTCCATGAACAACTACAAGCAGTACCTCGAGTGGGAAAAAGAGGATAAGGACCTCGCCCTCGACCGTCTGCGCAGATGCGTACAGGACGCCCTCAAAGAGGACCTCCGCGTCACTGACACCGACGACCGCAAGGGGATGCTTTCGACCCCGGGCAGAGGCCCCAGCGTATACGAGACGGCCGCTGTCTACTCGGAGATATTCAGGAGGGCCAGAGCAGCCCGGGCAGTGGCTCCGCTCGCGGTATACAGCGCAGCGAAGTACGACGAAACCATGACGGCCGCCCGGAAACGGGCCAGCGTTATGCTCGGCTTATGACTATCTGCCCGAAAGAGTGCCCGGACAGACACCCGGGATGCCACGACCATTGCGAACGGTATGCGGAGAACAAGGCGGCATACCAGAAGATGAAGCAGGAGTACGACGGGAGCGTCCGAAACCCCTACTGCCGTAGGTGGACGCACCGGGCCATCGTGCGCAGTTTCAAGAAGAAATTCAGGTAAAGGAGTGGTGACTATGTACGAGGTTCTTTTAGAGCTTGACGACCTGCTGGAAACCTTAACTTACTGGCTTTCCTTTGCGGCCGTCGCCTTGTCAGTAATAGTTGTTGCGGCCTATGTGTGGCACAAGGCCGCCGAGCAGAAAGCAACCCGGGTGGAGCCCCGGAAAAGAAAGGACGGAATGACATGAAACAGAGCGAAAAGCTCATGCAGCTCCTCGAGCTCATGCAGGCAAACCCGGAGCTCCCGGTCATCCCCTGCGTAGATGGGGATGTGGTCGGCGGCGACGAGTATTACTGCTGGCTTGGCTCATGGGGAGAGAGCGCGGTTCAGGAGTTCATCATCGGCAAAGAAAGAACCTACTACCGGGAGGATGACATTTGCGAGATGAACGACGTTCTCTATGAACGCTATGACCCGGAGCTGGTGGACAACATGACGGATGAGGAGACGCGGGCAGCATACAACGCGCTCCCGTGGAAGAAAGCCATCTTCGTCGATGTCCACCAATACGAGGAGGAACCGGATGCCGAGGTATGATGTGTTCCTTGAGGGCAGGACAGAGAGCTCCACCTGCTACTTCGGCGTCGCAGTCATGGCAGACGACCAAAAAGAGGCAGAGTACCTCGGACACGAAGCAGGGCGGAAGAAACACCGCGAGTGTGACGAAATCGAAGTCGTCAGCGTAAGACTAAGACAGGCAGGAAAGCGGAGGCTCTGCCAGTGTGTTCCACTCAAAGAACGTGCTCTAAATCTTGTAAAGGAGGCTATCACGAATGGCAGAAAAAAGGCTCATTGACGCCAACGAACTGGAAGAAAAGGCCATCTACATCACCGGGCCGAAGGGCTCTGCGTGTCACGCGGTTCCACTCGGGCTGATTCAGGCAGCCCCGACCATCGACCCGGAAACGCTGCGACCAACGGCGCACATCATCCGTGGATATGTACCAGAAACCAAAGACGGTGTGTTCTGCGATGGCTGCAATCATTGCCTTGGCTGGGAGTACGGTGCTCACGTTATCGGGTATTTCAAGTATTGCCCCTATTGCGGGGACAGACTTGAGGACGGAACGGAGGAAGAAACGTGAAAGTTTTAATTGCCTGCGAGGAATCGCAGGAAGTTTGTAAGGCATTTCGGTCTTTAGGGCATGAGGCTTACTCCTGCGATGTGCAGGAACCGTCCGGAGGCCACCCGGAATGGCATATCCTCGGAGACGCCGTACCGGCTCTGCGGGGGGGGCAAATCGTCACAATGGACGACAAAGCGCATTACATTGATGCGTGGGACTTGCTCATTGCGCACCCGCCATGCACATATCTTTCAAACGCCGGAGCACGACATCTGTGGAAAGGCCACCAGCTACAAGAGGACCGCGTAATGAAAGGAATTTTAGGACGCGACCTGTTTATGAGATTCTGGTGGGCGGACATCCCGAGAATATGCGTTGAGAATCCGGTGCCGAGCAGGGTATTTTGTCTCCCAGAGTACACGCAGATTATTCAGCCGTACCAGTTTGGACACCCATACAGCAAGAAAACCTGTCTATGGTTGAAAAATCTTGACCCGGTCGCGCCGACGAACATTGTTGAGCCGATTGCAACGTGGTGCCCATCTGGCTCTTATTCCCACAAACATGATGAAAAAAACAAGGGGATGTTTACGAGAGACAGAGCGCGAAATCGCGCAAAGACATTCCCGGGAGTCGCTCGAGCATTTGCAGAGCAATTTGGAGGACAGTTATGAAACCGATTAACGCAGAGGAAACCGTCCGCGTATTCAATGGCTGGCTCGAGGAGGCAGACAGCCTCGCAGAGCGGGAGGCCATTGAGCGCTGCATCGACCACATTCAGGACGCCCCAGCAGTCAGTCAGCAGGAGCTCCGCAGCTATATGCTGCCGTGGTTCAGCCCGTTCGCGGCTCCGTGGTGCGGGAAGATTCAGCGCGCTTTCCCGAAAGCCTACGTCACCATGAACTTCGAGCTGATTCTCGTCCCGAGGACGAACACATACATCAACCTCAACCACTGCAGCACCCCGGACGAGTTCAAGGCGGAGGTCATCGAGGGTGTATCGCGGTTTGCGTTCAAGGCGTTCACAAAGCCGCTGTGCAAGGAGCATCTCGACGGCATCAACAAGCTGCTCGACACCAAATTCACGCCGGAGGACATGGAGTACATCTACACCAACCTCGGCAACGGCATCAACCACGAGCTGTGCATGAAGTTTGTCAAGAGCGGGTATGACCTCAAAGTAATCGAGGAAAGCGTATGAACTGCCAATTTTGCGAAGATTACGAGTGGAGCAAGAAGCACAGGCCAAAGACCGGCAGAGAGTTATACACAAAGTATTACGTCTGCCTTTATGAGAGAACCCTCAGAAAGGGCTGCGGGCTTACCTCAACCTACACTCACAAAAGACGGCCGCTGAACTTCTGCCCGGAGTGCGGCCGCCAGTTGAAGAAAACAAAAAAGGAGGACGAAACGTGAATGGAGTCATTCGGGGCCGATGCCCGAGGTGTGGCGGGAAAATTATTTATTCGGAATTTTACCAGAACGCACGGGACTACACAATCCGAAAAGACGGAAAAGTTCCGAAACGCTATGTATCCAGAAGCGGAGAACTAAGCGAGAGCGTAGCGGCCTGTGAAAACGGTTGCGGCGCATACTGGGAAGATGAAGATTTTTCCATCGGGCAAGACGGGATGTTCTACGACAATAAATACACGGAGGATGGGCAGGCATGAAAGAAAAACAAGCAAAATCCAACCACGAAACTTGAAAACGATTTAAGCATATTTCAATCTTTGACCACCAAATTTGAAAAATGGAGGACAAAATTTATGTTTCCGCAGAGAAGAATGACGACCGACACCCCGGATGGGAATTACTCGCAGGCTCTCAACCTGTTCGTGCGCGGCGAGGGCGGCTGGGTGCAGATGCCCAGCCGGAGCATCAGCCTCAACGACTACATGAAGCAGCTTATCAAGGCACACAACGCAGATATTGACACCGAGGGAACGCCGGAGGAGTTCGACATGACCCTGTACGAGCACCTGTTCGACGGCCCGGAGACCATCGAGGGCCTGCTGGCGGAGCACTACACCCTCTCGTGGGCTCTCGCCTCGTTGCGCGACAAGCTCAAGCACTACGAGGACGCGCTCATCCCGGAGATTATGCCGGAGGGCTTACAGACCATCGACCGCGCCATCGGCACTTACGGCAAAGACGCCCAGCTCACCAAGGCTGTGGAGGAAATGTCGGAGCTCACCAAAGCCCTCTGCAAGCTCAAAGAGTGCAAGCGCAAGTATGATACCCCGTTTAACAGGGAGACGCAGGAAGTGTACTCGAACGTCGAGGAGGAAACTGCTGATGTTTTCATCATGCTGGTGCAGCTGTTTGCAATTTTTAACCCCCATGAGCTGGTAAACATCACGAAAATCGTATGGGATAAGCTCGACCGGCTCAAGGACAATCTGGACAAAGAAGCAGCAAAGCAGGAGGCCAGCGATGCCGGAAAAAAGTGAGTTCGACAAGGCACTCGGCGAGCTGTACGACCTGACCGAGTGGGAGGACGCGGAGGCGGCCATCCGGGAGCTCCACGCGCGGGGGCCGGAAATTGAGCGGCTCTATCTCGACAGCAAGATTCTCCCCGGAGAGCTGCGAGCCCTCGTTATGGTGAGTAACTGCCTCGAGCGTGAGTTCATCCATCGGCAGCTTGCCACCGGGCAGCCGCTTCACACGAATGTTTTATAGGAGACAGCACAATGAGCGATGATGGTATGTTTTGCCCGTACAAGAAAAGCACGAAACGGGAAGTGAGCTACTCGTGGATTAGCCGGACTGAGATTACAACGGAGCGTTTCGGCTGGTGCTCGGAAAAGAAGTGCATGGCCTATGAGAATGGCCGCTGCAAGCGGCTGGAAAGAGAGGGAACCCAGTGAAGAAAAGGAACTGCCGGATGACCGGCGAGGAGAAGAATGTACATGAGCGCGCCGTGAAGCTGCGCAAGATGACCGACGACAAGCTCGTGGAGCACATCGACCACATCCGGGAGGAGGCTTACAACACCGGCTACTCCGAAGCCGAGGCCCAGCGCGCATCGACCCCGGCTCCGGGCAAGACCCTGCCGCAGCTCCTCGAGCAGCTCGACGCCGGAGAGTGCAAGGGCATCAAGAGCGCGACCGCCTACAAAATCGCAGAGTTCGCCCGAGAGCAGGGCTACCTCGAATGAGCGGCCCGGTAAAGGACCCGCTCCGGGCCTTGCAGGGAGCACGGAGCCGCGCGCAGGGCGGGAGGCTGGAAGAACAGATAGAAGCCTCGTGCGCTCTTTTGACAGAGACGGGCCGAGCCGACATAAGCAAGACGCCGGAGCCGATGAAACCGGTGAGCCAGCCGAACAGGTCGGGGCAGTTCCGCGCGGTGTATACCAAAAAGGCGGAACCGGATTTCAAAGGCGTCATGCTCGGAGGCCGCGCGGTGATGTTCGAGGCAAAGAGCACCGGGACGGGCAGGCTAAACAAAGACCGCGTACTACCGGAGCAGGTCAAAAAGCTCGATTCTTACACAGCCCTCGGCGCGCACTGCTTCATCGTTGCCACATTCGACGGGCTGCGGGTATACAGAATCCCGTGGACGGTCTGGCGCAGCATGAAGAAGCGATACGGCAGGAACTACGTCACGGAGGCGGACATCAAGGAGTACGCCGTGCGGTTTGGCCCGGGATTTACCCCGGACCTACTGCGTGGCATCCCGACGATGTACGACATCAACCCGCTTTCCAACGTGAGCGATGTACTCACGGCGTTTTGTGGGATGCCCTACGGGACGCAGCCCGAGACGGAAGAGTGGCGCGCGGCCGTGTACAGATTTAGCCGCTTTATGGACTGGACGACGCCGGAACGCTTTATGCTGGTGAACGAAATACGGAGGGAGCAACCGAACATGGAAAACCCGATATTCTCATTTATAGGCGTCCCCATCACGGAGGACAGCGCAGGCAGGCTCAAAGAGGCCATGAAGAAAAGCGGGGTCTCCGCGCTCGAAGTGGTGACAGCCTGCGAAACGCTCAAGAAAATTTCAAAAGCCATGCTCGACGAGCTGCCGGGCGTAACCGAGGAGGAGCACGATGACTGAACAGGAAATTGTGATGATGGCCGCAGAGGTGGCGGCAAAGGCGGCTGTCGCTGCC